AAGAGAGGGAATTATGGAGAAAGAAAAAAAGTATTACACTCAGGAATTAGTAGATAGTGCAATAGAAGAACTAGAAGAAAGATTAAAAGAGGAAGAAATAGATAGTAGCGCACAAGAAGATGAAATTATAGCCGAAATAGCCGACAACAACATACCAATTTATACCTACGATTTACTACAATATGCTAGTAACAATTTTGACCTATTACAACCCACTGATTTAGCAGGAGAATATCCAAATGTTGACAAGATAATCCAAGCAAATATTTATGAAATACTTACCGAAGAATTGTATAATGCAATATGTGAAATAATAGACAACGAAAAAGAAAACGAAAAGGAGTAACAATGAATAACCTAACAAAGACACTAAACGGACTAATATCTAACATAACTCAAATGGAGTTAGACAATACAAAGTTGAATGAGGATATTAGAGAGTTAGAAAAAGAAAAAGAAGCAGGATATAAAACTTTCAACACTGAAACCCACCTCTTAATAAAAAGAGATGATTTAGATACTCTAATGACATCTCTTGATAATCTTACCTACACAACCAACAATGCTCAAGATGAAATAGAACGAGCGCAATCAATAGTAGATGACGCATCTTACACAGCACAAAATGCTTATGATGAAGCAAGAGAATGTTTCAGAGACCTTGAAAAAATGGTTGATGAAGCAGATAAAAAAGAAGTAAAAATACCTGCTAAAAAAGCACCTGCTAAAAAAGTAGTAGTTAGTGCTGATGATGTTGCTGATTATAAAAATATGATGGAGGGAGGAGAATAATATGACGGCTTAAATGCCGTCAGTAAGGATTTGTACCTTACTCTGATGAGATACACGAAACGGCATCAGTTTTTGACATAATTTGAGGGTAGTAGAGAGAGAGTACCGTGAGGCTCTACGAGGTTCATTATATAGTGGTTTTTTGTTTTCATATTTTCCACTAACCTTTTTAACCTATTTGATACTACCCTCCTAATTTAAATAAAAGTGGCTAAAACAGGGCATTTTGAGCCTAAAAAGACCACTTTAAATAATAACCAAAGGAGTAAGATATGGGAGAAGTTGAATTTTTTGATAAGATGAAGAAGATAAATAGACTCTTATCAAATGAAGCAAGGGAGAGCATATGGAACTATGCTTTAAGTGGTGATTTTGTACCTGTAAAGGCTTTATTAGAAGCAGTAGGAGAAGGAAAGGATTGGAAAGATTTTGGAATAGAAAAAAGAAAAGGAGAAGAAAATGGATAGTAGAGACATAGAGAGACTAGTAAGATGGGCAGTTGATTCTGATTTAAAGACATTTGCAGAAGATGCTTATGGAATAACAGGAACAGCATACGATAGAACAGATGATTACATAATGGGAAAGTTTAAGCAGATGCAGAGCAATTTCATTATGTGGATAGCAGGTCTAGATGGAAAGAACAGAGCAAGACTAGCAAGAAATATAACTTTTAATGAAACAGAGAAGGAGATGAAAGTTACTAGAACAGATATAAATGAGATAGGTGTAGAGGCAACAAAAATAATGTTCAATGGGACAGAGATAATGAGAAAAAAAGGAGAATAACAATGGGAATGGACGTACACGGATTAAATCCGAAGGAAAATAAAACATATGATGACTTTCCTGTGCTAAAGGAAATGGAATCAATTAATTTTAAAGACAGGTGGGAAATACTTGATGCAGATGAAGAAACAAGAGAAACATATTGGAAGCAGAAAGATGAGTTTGCTGAAGCGAATCCAGGAGTATATTTCCGCAACAATTGTTGGTGGTGGAGACCTTTATGGAACTACTGCTATGCTATTGCAGATGATATAATCTCTGAAGAATTATGGGATAGTGGTCATTCCAACAATGGAGCAGGTCTTAATTCAAGAGATGCAAAGGCATTAGGAGAAAGACTATTGGCTACTATTGATAGTGGAGAATGTGTTAAGTATTCTATCGCCTATATGAAGAGATGTCTTGAAGATGAAGAAGCAGGAGATAAGTTTGGCAACTCTTATCCATTTGATGTTGATAATGTTAGAGAATTTGCTAAATTCTGTATTGAATCAGGTGGATTTGAAATATGCTAGATGTTAGGTTAATAGGGTGGGTGCTAGTAATAGCACTTGCCCTTTTTTGTTGGTTAAAGGTAATTATATCAATCATAAAATTTATATATTAAGGTTTTTCCACGTTGCGTGGTGTTTGCCCTAAATAAACATAATATGCAGTCTTGTTTTGGTGCTTTAAGACTTAAAAGAGAAAAGCACCATAATAAGAAAAAGGAGAGGGAATAATGGAAATAAAAATGCCGATATATTACATCATAGAAGAAAGTGGAGAAAAACATTATGATTTTGAAGAAATGGCTGATGCGCTTGGTACAAGAATAAAAGAAACATTAAGCCTTAACGTAGTAGTGGTAATTCAAGAAATATGAGAGGAGGAAGAATGAGCATGATAAAAGATAAAGCAATGGACTTTCTAAATAATGGAGGCTTTGACCTTGATTATGATGAATTTAACTTGCCTAAGTTGGATGATATGGACACGATACTTGATAACAATGTTCATATTTGGGAGTATAAAGGAATGAGTGAAGAAGAATATTATGGAATAGATAAAAACGAAGGCAGAACACTGCCTTAAATAGAAAAGGAGATACTATGAAAAAAGCAAACCCAGTGTGGTATGTAGTGATTGCATTAACAATATGGTGTACTTGGAACTCTGTTAAAAGCAGTAATCTAATATCCGTATTGACAACACTAGATACTGAGGTTAGTATAATGACTAGAGAGGTTGGATTTCTTATGGACAGATTAGATGTCCTGGAGACAATAGAACCTAAAGAGGTCATTAAAGAAGAGGTAGAAATACCTGTTGAAGTTAAAGCAATAATACAATGATAGATGTTGTTTTAATTTCACTACTTATTATAGCTCTATTAAGCATATTAGAAGTGTTTATAGATTTATAATAAAAAAGTAAAAAGGGTGAAACTATTATAGGAGTAGCCCTTTTTATTGAGACACTATTGAGACATCAAATTATTTAAAGATTATAAAATAAATTGCTTGTAATAAATATTAATAAATGATAATATATGTATGTGGATATACATATGGAAAGGGATACGATATGAGTAACAAAAATCTAACAACATACCAATTAAAAGTAGATAAAGATATTTGGAGAAAGTTTAAAGGAACTTCTTATATTTTAGGCTTTAATTCTGTGAATGATTGTTTAAATGATTTAATTGAAGGATGCGTAAATAGGGCTAATAATGCCGATTAATAGTCCAATTGATATAGAAGGTATATATACCGATTATCTTGATAAAAAACAGGAAGAAAATCGCTTAGAAAGGTATAAGGGCAATGAAAGCTGGTACCATGCTAGTGGTGCTGGTAGTTGTTCAAGGAAATTATACTTTGAATCCGTAGAGAAAGTAGAACCAACAAACCCACTTGATGATAAAACAAAAAGATTGTTAAGATTAGGAAATCTTGTACACGATGATTTTGAAAAAGCTCTTACGCACTATAATAGAGTACATAATAAAGTACATAATAATGTACAAAGTGATGTACATCATCAAGAAAAAGAAATTAATAATAAAGAAAAAGGGTTAAAGTTTCATACTGAGCAAGAGATTAGAATTGAAGACCTGAACGTTAGAGGTTTTTATGATATTGTTGCAGAAGGAGAAGAAGTCTATCTGTATGACCTAAAAACTTGTGGAGGATATGCTTGGAAGATGAAGTTTGGTAGAAAACCAACCTTTAATCCTTCCATACATTATGAGTTACAGTTAGGAACATACGGTTATGCAATAAGAGAACAGTTAGGTAGGCTTGATGGAATGTACTTGTATTACTATAATAAGGATACATCAATGATGAGAGCTATGTCGGTACCTCTCACATACGTTTCAAGGGCCTACTTATTCTGGAAGAATATAAATGATGAACATGAACAAGGGTTACCTCCGTTTAGAACAGGTGTTTCACCTGTACAAGAGTGGCAATGTAATTATTGTCAATTTCTAGACCATTGTAACCCACAACGATAAGGAGTGAATATGAGTAAAACAACACAAAGCACATTCATGAAGCTCTTTAAGACTGATGTAAGTAAATATGTTGAGAAGAAAGGTCAATTTAATTACTTGTCTTGGTCTTTTGCAGTGCAGGAACTTAAACGTGCCTGTCCAAATGCAAGATGGGGAGTAACAAAAGCAGAGGATGGTTCGCCATTCTTTAAAACAGAGTGTGGTTATTTTGTTGATGTATGGGTAGAAGTTGATGGTGTATCACTATCACAGATTCATCCTGTACTAGACAATAGGAACAACGCAATAGAAAAGCCAAATGCTTTTCAAATTAATACAAGTCTACAACGAGCATTAGCTAAAGCTATAGCATTACATGGATTAGGATTATATATCTATGCAGGTGAGGATTTACCTGAACCTGATGCCTTGACTGATGAAGAAAGAACTCATCTTTACAGGACAGCTAAGCCACTAGGTAATGATATGTATAAAGACTTGAAGAGTAAAGTTGAAAGCATGGATATAAATGCTAACAACTATGAAGTCTGTATGGAAAAGATAGAAAACATGATAAAAGATAAAAAACAAGGAGGAAAATAATGGCAGACGTAAATGAAATGTTCAATGAAACTACCAGAGAAGAGAGTTTCTTTATTCCAGGTAAGGAAGAAAAGAAAAGAGCAACTCAGCCTATTGCTAAAGGCGAGTACTTTGGTCATATCATTGGATGTGAATCTAAAATAGTGGATGTTAAGAAAGGTGAGTTTAAAGCTAGACTTTATACTTATACGTTCCAAGCATCTAAAGAAAATGAAGGCCAAACATTCCAGTTTAAGAATATTGCTGGAGAAATGGAAGATACAAGTGGAAAACCATACGTTGGTTATAAGTTTAGGGGTACAGTATGGAGATTCCTAGAACCTGGCGAAAATGACACTTTTAAGTCAAATTCTGAGGGTAATGCAGGGTATCTAAGGTTCTGTGATTCAATAGGGATTGAATGTCCTGTTGAAACTAGAACTATTGATGGTAATGATATAGAAGTTAAATTGCTTCCTAATCTAACACCTGAAGATACACTAGGACAGCCTTGTATAGCATTTGTTGACCTTGGTAGACCATGGACTAATAAAAAAGGAGAAAGAAAGCAGTATTGGGATTCCAAGTTTATTAAGAAATGGGCTGAAGGAGAAAAGATTGATATTTCAGGAGGAGAAGATGAAATACCATTCTAGACGAAAGGTTAATAAAGTTAGAAGAGTGTTTATAAAGTTTATGCGTAAAATGGGTATTCCTGTTAAAGACATTGTGCGGATGTCAGGAGTGTCTAGAGCAACAATTTATAGACATACTAAATAAAGCTAAGGGGGGAGGTGTCCACATAACATCTCCTCCCTCTCCCTCAAAAGAAAGGATATATATGAAAATAGATGGAAGACGTAACAATGGAACAGACAGAAATGAAAAGAGGACGTGGGGTAAGACAGTTATGAAATATTGCCCTGTAAATAAAGTTTGCTGGTCAGTGTCTAAAAATGACACATTAAATTTATATAAAGATATGCCGACTTACGGCTTAGAAAGAGTAGAAATTCCTGAACAATATAAACAAGGAGAAAGATAATGGGAAGAGCAATAGATATGGAGAAAGATATTGATATGTTGAAAAAACAAGTTAAATCACTTGAAGATATAGTTAGAGGCATGACACATACAATGGATGGATTAGAAGAAAAATCATCAAAAACAGAACACATTGATTTAGTCGATGATGTTAAAACAGAGGAGGATAATGATGGCAAAAAAGCCAACGATAAGGGAAGTAGCAAGTCAGGTGGGAACACTAAAAGAAGTAATGGAAGTAGCAAAGATGCGAATAATAAATCTAGAAACACTTCTAAGTAAGTATTTTGAGTTTAAGAAAGATGAAAAAAAATTCAAAGAATTCCTTGACAAGCAAGCTGAAGAGCTTAATAAAGACGGAGCTAGCGACAGTGTACGTGACGAGAAGCAACAAAAAGTTCCTGAGTCTAAATGAAGCACTTGAATGTGAGATTGAAGAGGAAAAAAAAAGAGCAATTACAGAAGAAAGCGAGGAAATAATGATTAAGATATATGAATTATTAACTAGAGTACTTTCTAAAAATGAGTGGGGAATATACTTTAAAGGAGAACCTATTGAAGGATTTCCTACTCAAGATGGTATGAGAGTATATAAAGTAAACGAGATTGCACCTGATACACTGTATGATGCAATAGAACAAGAGCAGATTAATGTGGAGAAAGAATGGCAAGAAAAACAGGAAGGAAGGACAGGAAACTCATAATATCTTGGCTTAAGGAGGATTTAGAGTACTATAAGGCTAATAAGGGTGGTGTTACTGAATTTTGGACACCTATTACTCAGAAGCTTATAGATTCTACAGAGACAAGAATAAGAGAGTTAGAGAACAAGGACTAAATGTAAGGGGGAGAAAATGGTAAATGCAATAACATTACCGTATGATAAAGTTACGGAGGATGCTGTATTAGGCTCTGTGATTAATCATGAAGGTGAGTATGAGGCTGTAGCTAAATATTTCACAGATATAGAAGTATTTTATCAAGACAGAGCTAAATTGCTTTGGAAGAAAATAAAATACATGAAGAGCAAAAAAGAAGTTGTAGATACACGTACAGTTACAATGTCTTTAAACCAACATGAAATTAATAGAGGTTTAACGCATTACTATGTTGTTAATTGTACAGGAGATACATGCCTTGAGGGTATGACTGAATTGTATGCAAAAAAACTTTATGATAAATTCCTCATGAGACAAGTTATCGTAAAAGCTGAAGAGATTAAAACTCAAACTATGAACAATAAAGAGGATATATATCAAACTATCAGCGAAACTCATTCTATATTAGGAGAAATATTAAATAATAAACCATCCATTGCATCAGATATACAAGATGTTATAGATGAAACTGTAGATAGCATTAAAAATAAGACAACAAAGTTAATCACAACAGGATATGCTAATATTGATAAATTCTCAGGTGGATTAACTAGAGGCGAGATTACAATCATAGGAGGTAGGCCAGGTCATGGTAAGACTACTGTTATGATTAATATGTTAGCTAACGTTTTAGAACAAGGATATAGAGCTATATTTTTTAGTAGGGAATTACCTAATTCTGAATTACTTAAAAAGATTATATGTCTTGAATCACAACAGCTTTCTTATGGGAAGGTTAGGAAGAATATATTTGAAGAGAATGATATTAAGTTTTTTAATACTGCTGTTGCTCACATTAAAAAGAAATACTCAAAAGATAAATTTTTAATGTTTGACAACGTTAAAGACTTTGCATCATCATCAAGTGAGGTTAAGCGATTTAAACCTGATATAATATTTGATGATTATATTCAACTTATATCCTGTAAAGGTAAAGAGGACCAGAGAAGGCTACAAATAGAAAAACTTGTCAATGATTATAAATGGTTAGCAAAAGATACTGGAGCAGTTGTTGTTCTTGCATCTCAGTTAAATAGGTTTATAGAAAGAGCAGGTAACAGAGGTAAGGCTTTGATGCCTCAGCTGTCAGACCTAGCAGAGAGTGGAGCTATTGAACAGGTTGCTGAGAATGTATTCTTTTCTTACTACGACTATAAGGTTCAAGGTGAAAAAGGTAAGGGTAAAAACATTATAACCTTATGTGCTAGTAAAGTTAGATACGGAGATAGTGGTAATGTAGATTTAGGATATGATGGTAATAAATGTAAGATACATAATTCAATAGAGGAGATGATAAATGACACCATTCCGTTTAAATAAATATATAGGGATAGACCCTGGTAAAAGTGGAGGGTTAATGGTAATAGATGAGACGGGTAGGTCTCAGGCAT